CCAATAGTCATGTCCTTACCAACCATACCGTAGGTAGCTGTTACCATCTGGTTGGGGGCAAGAGAGACACCCATAGTAGAAACTGTCATACCTGTGAACAAACGAGCTTGGTCGATGTCAGCAGCGTAGTCTTCTATAGAGAAGAATTTAGGTGTTGTACCAACCTTAAGGACGTTAGTTGACCAAGTGGACAACATAGCTGATTCTAGAAATGCATCATAGTCAGCATCACGTAAGTCAGCAACAATATCACCAGCAGCTTGACGGTTACCATGACGGTCAACACGGGGCATACGATCAGATTGAATGTCAGTACCAGCTACACGATCTTTAGTTAAGTTCAAAGAGTGTGTGCTGAAGGGTAAGTTTGTGAAGTTACCAGCAGGAGTCGTGCCAAATGTGCTTTCCACAATGAACGATAGGCTGGAACGAGAACCTTGTGCGAAGGCCATAATGTATTCTCCTAATTGTTATAGCAGTACCATCCGATGCTTACCGGAACATAGTACCAAGGTGCATCTAAGAAACCTTGCTGTCTTTCAGCGTAGTCAATAGACACAGTGATTGAGTTGTAGTTTATATGAGTAGTAGCTTCAAAAGCTTCTATCAAAGTGTTGGCAAAGGCATCGGCGGTAGCAGGGCCATTACCCTCTGGACAGTATACATGAAGTCTAAAGACGCCTTCATATCTTTGCTGAGGGTTAAGCCCTCGGACTGCGGGTCTACGGGATGTGGGCATATATTGAACCTTTAGGTAGCTTGTACCTGTAGTGGGTTCAAAAGATACATTCTCATAAGCTATTTGTGTAGGTATGCTAGAGGTAGCAGCCAGCTTAACCTCAAGAGCAGCTCTTATGTCGTCGTGGATACTAGCCATTACCTTAATACACTCCTGAGACCATCAAAAACTCCGTGACGCCTCTCTACGAACTTAGCATGAGGAGCGTTGTTTACGAAGGTAGCCCCTTGCATAAGGTCTATGGAGTCTAGTTCAGAGTAAAGCTTATTTGCCATATCTTCTAAGGCAGAGTTAGGGTCGATACCTCTTTCTTTTCTACGAGAGCTTATGGCAGGTCCAGAGCTGTCGCCTCTTTGATTAAGGGTCATAGACCTAGCGTATGCACCAGTATCAACAGGAGTAACTCTCTCTAGGTAATCTATACCTTCAATAAGCTTATTAGCTAAGAGTTTCTGAGCGAATGCTGTGACCTCTTTCTTCTTCTTGGTAAGTCTGGGACTAACAGTAACTTGCATTATTCCCTCACATCACACAGGAAGCAGACCTTAGTCCCGTTAGAAAATATAGTAACAACAGAAACAATGTTAACTGTGTCACCGCTACCAATAATCTGATCTTCGTCATCGGGTTCTACTGCCAATCCTAAAGCTGGTATTACGCATTTACGGTTACTTCTACGGATCTGATCGAAGTCTGCTATGATACCTTGGTCATAGTTATAGAAGTAACCAGTAAAGCTATAATCTGTGGTAGCTGATCCTGTTACTGCACCTGTTGCAGGGTCATAAGTACCTGCTGTAGTCTTCTTACGCAGAGTAAGAGTTTCCCCGAACTCATCTACCATCTTAAGTAGATTATATCCCCTGGTAAATGCCATAGCTTACCCCTTAGTTATAATCGTAATCATCGCCACTATAACTTGGTGGGTTTCTGAATCTATCCCTGCGGAAGGAAGGTGCAATACGATCTGTATTTTGTCGAACATTGTCCACAATGGCAATGCTAATTCCCCCAGCTTTGATACCTACTACAGCACCTGATTTCTTACCTTGATGCTCTAGTGTTTCCGCTAGGCTAGTGTAGTGTTCTTGTAAGTCGCTGTAGTCAGCACTGAGTGCGCCTGAGAGGTTCTGAGTAACTCTACGAGAGTATTGTGCAGCTATTGTTCTAGCAGCCCATGCAGCAGCATAGTAGACATTATCATTAGTCTGATTGAGAGCGAAGGTAATCTCTTCATTCTGGACTTGTTGGTCGTTAGTGTCAGTGTCACCTACAAGCAAGCGAACAGAGTTTATTCTCTCTGCTGCACTAGCTGTACCTAAGTTCGTTGCATCATACGACCAAGCCATAATTAATCAGTCTCCATGTGACCATAATTTCTACGCCAGCTACGAATAAGCCCACGCTGTTTATCGGGTACTTTAGACTTCTTACACTTCTTTCTGTCGAACTCAGTGGTAGACTTAGTCTTAGTTTTTACCTTAGCATTAATAGTGTCTACAAGACCGTGTAGTCCCTCTGTATCAAGGTCTTCTAAGCCATCACCAACCTTACGTTTAATCTCAAAGTCAGAATTGTGATGAATGAAACCTTGTTTATATAGGATCAGTGCCTTCTCTTCAGTTACACCGATTTCTTTCCACTTAAACTCCTCACCCTTCTTTAGCTGTCTACCCCAAGATTGAAATGGGTACTTAACAAATACAGGGCGGTCTATTTGAAATGGCATATTCTCTTGTCGGATCATTGTACTACCTTTCGTCGGGAAGGATGGCAGGGGCCACTACAGCCCCTACCGATAGAAATTAAGCTACAGCAGCAGCGAAGAGGTAACCCAAGGCAGCGCCTACGACTTTCATATCGTAAGACATTTTAACTTGGATCATCTCAGCGATTTGCTGACGCTTCAGAGCATCATCTGAGAATGACTCAACAGTGATACCCAAGTTGTTCACACCTTCTAGGTTATTCCAAGCGAAGGTCAAACCAGCGGCTGGTGACATAAGACCAGCAGTTGATGGTGTGTAGGCCAACAGAGCATTCTTACCACCGATGAACGCATTGCTTTCTGCAACACCTTCTACTGATGAGTTCTTGACAGCTTCCATGACGTAGAAGTTCTCTACCTCAAAGATTTCAGCCAACTTAGCATCTGTGATCAAAGCTGTGTTAGTTACAGTTGCGCCACCGTTCAAACGTGCCAGAATATCTGGGTGATTGATCAGTTTATCACGTACTTCTTTACCAACAACCATTGTGTTTGGCTTGAAGCCACCAGAAGCCAACTGTACTGCACGACGAGCAGCAGTTACATCTTGGATTGGTGTTGAGTTGGTGTAGTCTGACCACTGGTCAGTACCTGACAATGTGTTGTCTGTTCCCCAAACTCCTGTTGAGAAGAAGTTGGTTGCAAACTGCTCTTCACGATGGATCATCAGACGCATCGCCAAGGTTTCAGCACCAGCAGAACGGATGTCCAGCATTGCATCTTCGTTAGCCAAAGTTTGCTCATCGAAATCCATACCAAGACCATATACGTCAGCAAAGTAGCTGCTGGTCGATAAAGTCATACCGATACGGTTTACTTCTGTACGTGGAGCCAATTTAGCTACATCACCAGTACGGTTCATATTCGCACGGTCATAGATGTAGTATTTGTCAGATTGTTTTGAAACACCGACAGTTGGGAATACCTTATCAGCGATAAAGTTTTCTTGTGATTGTGCATAAGCCAGCGTGAGGTTAGTCAGCGGCTGATCTACATGCACTGCGGATGGAGTCAGCAAGGGCATTATTTATTCCTTTCTATGCTGGATTAAGCTACGACGTTACCGCCTTGGATGAGTTCAATAGCCATGATCTGACCATCAACTGCTGCTTCCAAAGCATAACCCATAACAACGTCACCAGAGGCGGCGGTGAGTGCGTCACCATTTGCATCTGTTTGAATGGCAGCACCAGCGGCAATAGTACCACCAGAAGTTACCATAACCTTACCTGAGATAGCTACAGTAGCAGCTTCACCAGCGGCAGGGTTGTTCAAAAGAACACCGATGCAATTTTCACCAGCAGCATCTGCCAGATCTACTTGTCCATCACTCTCCAGAGTAACGAACTTGAATTGTGCTGCTGTGAGACTCTCACCAGCAACAAAAGACCGTGTATCACGGGACTGCATTACAGCCATATTTATTCTCCTTTATAGGATTTGTTGATAAGAGCTTTACCTTCATCGGTCTTAGCAACTGCGGCATAAGCTACAGCATATTGGCTCTTCTTGATTTTGTTTTCGTCCATATAAGACTTAACGAGGGCATCTAGCTTGTCCTGCGCTGTAGCGAAGTTGCCATCAGCATCAGACTTACCAAATTCTTCCATAGACTCTCCGAATACTGCATCAGCACCCTTCAGAGCTTCCATAACTGCTTCATCTGTATCGAACTTAGCAATGAGTGTTTTAGCTACTTCGATGTTGAAGTTAGGTAGAGCTTCTTCTGCACGTTTAGTCAGTTCAGCATCTGCCTTAGCAACTTCAGCTTCTTCCAGAGCCTTAAGGATAGGCGCAGGGATGTCAGCTTTGTTGATTTGCTCACCGTCATACTCTACATACTCAGGCTCGACTTTCTTCTCAATTACGTCAGCTTTAATGACATAACCATTCTCGATGAGAGACTTACGAAGACGCTCGTTCTCTTCTTTCAAGGCAGCTTCAGAAGCCTTAAGAGTTTCGATTTCAAGCTCTTCAGCAGTTGCATCATCAGCTTTCTTCATGTCCATGTTGTACATCTTCATGGCTTCTTCTTCAGACATACCTTTATCCATGTATGGCTTCAGTTTGGCCTTCAGATCATCAGACATTTTTTCTGTTACTTCATGTTCCATAGGTTCTCCATTGGAATTATCACGCTTGTACAAGGAGACCATTGCCTGTGCATTTGCTGGACGATCCACCAAAGACAACTCTTCCAGTTCAAGCTGTTTTAAAAGGTTAGGCACTATAGTCCTCCTTGATTGCACGACCCCCAATAGAGAAGGCCGCAAGTTCACCAGACTTAACCTTCGCCCAGACATTATCGTCATAGACTTTGAAAGCTACAACCCAGCCTTCACGGTCACTCTGAATGCCAAGGGATTCACCAATCTCTTTAGTGATAGGCATAGAATGAATAACTGCTCCAATCTGATCCCCTGTATGCATCTGCTTACCGACACGAATATGCTCCATAAAGCTATTGACAGCCTTAACGAGTGTGTCAGGTTCGATTACGTCACCTTGACGGTCAACCACTGGCTCACCTTTCTCAGTAACGACTGAGGCCCATCCGTAGACTAGACGCTGTTCTTCGTCAGCCTTTAGGATTTGCCCTTCAATACTCTTTGTTAATTCGGACACTGATGTTCCACCTTCCCACATACGACAAGACCAGTAACCTGCTGTAGTCTTATCTTTCTTGGTATCGCAAGAATGGCGGGAGCGGAAATTAGCTCTGGCTTTAGGGTCATCTCTACGGATCTCCATATTAGGATCTCCAAAGGCAACTCGCTTTACCTTATCACCATCTTGCACGAACACTTCAAACTTCTTGTTGCCACCTTGAATACGGCGAGGCTTGTTTAAAGTTACTTTCTCACCTTGGTACTCAGCCTTAGTGAACTCTTCCTTCATCACTTCCTGTACGATAGCTCTGAGAGCGTCTAAGCGGTTCACTGATGGCTCTTCAGGTTCTTCAGCTACCTCATCACGGGAGTAATAAGCTAGGTACTCCTCATGGCTACCACAGGGCATGTATACCGCCTGTCCTATGCCATCCTCATGTACGTGGATCTTACCCTCACAACCCATGTCCATGCT